CGTTTTAAAGTAGTAGTTGCCGGCCGTAGAGGAGGCAAGTCATATGCTTCTATAGCCTATCTGGCTAAACATGCTCGTTATCCTAATTCAAAATGTATGTATATTGCACCAACATATTCAATGTGTAAGCAAATTATATGGCAAGACTTAGTTGACTTACTCAGAGAACGTCAATGGCTTAAAAAAGTCAATCAATCAGATCTAACTGTAACACTAATCAATAACAGTCAAATATTCCTACGTAGTGCAGATACTCCTGACAGAATCAGAGGTATTGGTGTGGATGCTGTTGTTATAGATGAAGCCGCTGATATACCCAAATTGCAAGACACTTGGCAAGCAGTTATAAGACCCACACTAGCAGATAAAAATGGACATGCACTAATAATCAGTTCTCCTAAAGGAAAAGGCTTCTTATATGACTTATATAACAATGCTAAAACACAAACAGAATGGCATAGTTGGCAATATACTACAGCACAAGGTGGCATAGTCTCACAAGAAGAATTAGCCCAAGCCCGTATAGATTTAGACGAAAGAACTTACGCTCAAGAATTTGAGGCTAAATTCGTAGACTATGCAGGCAGAATATACTATGCATTTGGTGAACATAATATTAAGGAAATACCATATAGTAAAGACCAAAGAGTACCATTACATTGCGGAATCGATTTTAATGTCTCGCCAGGCTGTGCTGTTATAGCCATACAACATCCTAATGGCTTACATGTTATAGATGAAATAGAAATATGGGGTACAGACACAGACACTATGGTTAAAGAAATACAGGATAGATATCCACAACGTAAAGTATTTTGTTACCCAGATGCCAGTGGTGCACAAAGGCGTACATCAGCGGGTGGGAGAACAGATCACATCATACTGAAGAACGCAGGATTCCAATTGCGAGTAGGTTCTATCAATCCTAGTGTAAAAGATCGCATTGCGAGTGTAAATAGTGTATGTAAGAGTATTGAAGGCTTCAGTAAATTAACTATTGACCCTAAATGTAAAAAGGTGGCAAATTGTTTACAAAAGCATGTTTATTCAGAAGGTACAAGACAACCGGAAAAACATAGTGGATTAGATCACTTTAATGATGCACTGGGTTACATGGTTAATCACTTGTATCCTGTAAGAATAAAACAAACAGTTACTCACAAAGGAATAAGCAGAGGATTTTAAAATGGCAAACGTAGAATATATCATAAAGGTCATAGAGCCTGATAAAGAATATCTAAAAACATTCAAAACATTTACACTAGACGATTGTAGGCAACAAGCACAAGAATACTTATGGAGTTGTCCTGACGATACTAAGTACATATATGTTACAACTAGATTAACTGATTCAGCATGATAGACCCAATGACCCTAATTACAGATGTAAAACCAGCACAAAATTTAAATAGGTTAACTGATGTAGAACAAAATATACAAGCAGTAAGAGGCGAATTTGTGGGTAAACCGGAAATATGCCATACTCTAGTCAAACACATAATATATTTGCGTAGAGGCATAGACGTAACACAAAACAGTCTGGAGTTCTTTAGATTAGTACCCACATACTTAAACACATTCCTTAAACATTTTGATGTTAGATGGTTATTGAGTATATGCGACACTTATATAGACCATGGTGACGAACAAAGTAGTGCAATCGCAATGAACATAGTAAACATAGTAAATGGTACTAACATAACCAATACTATATTACATACTTGCAAAGACCCTAACATGATTATAAAGCAAACAGACGCAAAGTATCCAACATGGGGCGGTATGATAACATGTGATATTGTTACAGGCGACACAATACACAATATGATGGTACGCAATGACAAAGTTATTGAACGTAATCACATCTTAAATAAAATATGGTGTGAAATAAAGAGCAGAGGCAGAGAAGAACACAATATTCCAATAAATCATATATGTAAAGCACATAGTAATTCAGAATGGAGGACATATTTCAAATGATAGATATAGTATGTTTCAAATGGGGGCCAAAGTTCACAGCAGACTATGTGAATAATCTATATAGAGCAATACAGAGAAACACCACAGTAGAACACAGATTTATATGTTATACTGATGATCCAGAAGGTGTAGATTGTGAAACAAGACCGTTTCTTATAGATTTACCAGTATGGTGGTATATTATAGGCTTAACTAATCCAGAACATGATCATGCAGACAAATTAGTATATATGGATTTAGATACTATTATAACAGGTAACATAGATCACATATTAACACTGGATAAACCATTTGCCACAATAAGTGATTTTGGTTGGTTATCAGGCTTACAAACAGCATATATTATGTGGAATAAGTCTGTAAGAGATTCAGTATGGGAATACTTTACTACAAAGTATGAACCTAAAGATTATCCTAATTTAGACTGTGATTACACACAATGGGGCGGTACTAATCAGTTCTTAGAAGAATGTATGGGTGTAGTAAGAATAAACCAAAATCCTATACCTGCCATAAAGTCAGCACCACCAGTAGTAAGATTACAGGATGTATATCCAGGCGAATGTGTTAGTTACAAAGCACAAGGCTTACAAAATGTGCAACAACTTGATGAGGACATAAAAATGGTGTTCTTTCATGGTAGACCACAACCGCATGAAGTGGATAATGAATGGTTAAAGAAACATTGGAATTAAATTATAAAGAGGAGAAGATATGAAGGTATTAGTTACAGGAGGAGCCGGTTTTATAGGTTCTTATGTAGTAGAAAAATTACAAGAAAGAGGTCATACACCAGTTATATTTGACCATTATAACAGACAGGAACAATACCCTTGTCCAGTTATATTAGGCGATGTAAGGGACGATATGGCTGTCACAGAAGCAATGAGTCATGTAGATGGCTTTATACATTTAGCGGCAGTATTAGGAACACAGGAAACAATAGAAAATCCAAGACCAGCGGCACATAGTAATTTAATGGGCGGACTCAATATATTACAAGCGGCGGCACAATACAACGTTCCTGGTGCATATATAGGCGTAGGTAATCACTGGATGAATAATCCTTACAGTATTACAAAAACAATGATTGAAAGATTTATTGATATGTATAACAAAAACAGAGGCACCAAAATAAATATAGTGAGAGCAATGAACGCCTATGGTCCTCGCCAAAGAGCAGTACCACCATGGGGCGACAGTAAAGTAAGAAAGATTACTCCTTCATTCGTATGTAGAGCATTAGAAGATATTGATGTGGAAATATACGGTGATGGTTCACAAGTAAGCGACATGGTATGGGTAGGTGATGTAGCACATGCTTTAGTTGTAGCATTGGAAAAAGCAAATGAAGATATTGTATTTCCAGAAGTAGTAGAAGTAGGTCCTGCAAAAAGCAGTACAGTTCAAGAAGTAGCACAACTTATAATAGACTTAACAGGTTCCAAAAGTAAAATAATTAATTTACCTATGAGACCAGGTGAAACAGAAAACAGTATAGTAAGTGCTAATGTAGACAGTCTTAAACATGTAGACATGTCAGAAGAATCACTTACTGATTTACTACCTGGAATGCAACAAACAATAGAACACTTTAAACAAATAATTAAGGAGAAATAATGAAATTACCAGAATACTTAAACAAAGAAAGCACACATGTAACATTGGGTGTAAACACAATGAGTCTTGTAGGACTAAGTCTTACTTGGGGTCATATGTTAGGTATGATTAATGTATGGTTCTTACCATTAACTATACTAACATTACTAGCAGGATTCGGCAACGAGATACGCAAAAGAGTCTAACATGGATGACTTTACTAAAAAGAGTGTAGAGAAGTTCGATAAAAGTACTGTAAGAGCCGCTGAGAAGTTAATAGACAGTTCACCAGAACTAAAAAAGATCAGAAGTATAAAAGACGGTTTAAAGCCCTCAGAGATCACTACAGGTGTTAATGATCAACAATACAAAGACAACTATGACAAGATAAAATGGGGTAAGAACAAATCAAAGCCTTCATTTAAAGTTCGTGTCAATGGTAAGGTTATAAATGATGAAGAAGAGTAATTGGCATGGTGGAAAAGGATCTACACCAAGAACAGATACAAACAGTAAACAGTATCAGGATAATTGGGAAAAGATATTTGGTAAACCTAGACCAAACATAAACACTAGAAATAAAGGAACAAAAAATGGCGAACACAATAGAACTAAATCATAAGCCCACAATAGGGTTTTTTAAAGTAGGTTATGCAGTTGGTAATGCACCATTAGACTACAATTACATACACATAATAACACCCAGTAAACACCATATGGACTTAGCAGTAAAAAATTACATTCACAAGTATGGTATAAGAGAAATGGAAACAGTACCACAGGAAGAATATGAAAAACACAAACAATAACATAGACTTTGAAGCAAGACCACATGAGGATATGTATAACGAATGGTTTTATGGTTACTTCAATTTATCTAAAGATCAAAAAGCACAGGAAAGACTGGCAGACAGTGAAATATATCAAAAGCATGTAATGGCTAAAAAGTATGGTATACAAATATATAATATGTTCGGAGTTAAAAAATGAAAGCAATACACAAATACAAAAACAACAAACATCCAGAAGCACAAAGGCGTATAGCACAAAGCCTTGGATACAGGTTTAGCATATATGATATGCCGCACATGATAGCATTGCTACAACGTGCAGGTATAGACATGATGGGAGACGTCCCTGATCCAATGATGGTAGACACAGATACACTTAAATTATAACAAAGCCCTAGTGGGTCCTTTCAAAAGGGATACAGCCATTTCCTAATTCCAGGTCACTCGCTAGGCACTTTAATAAATAGAAGTAAGATTAACAAAGGTTGTTAATTATAAACAATTAATATATCTTGAGATCTTCTTCAAATCATGCAAAAGGCCTATTTTATAGGTCTTTTGTTTCTAAATGCCATAACTAATATTGCTTGTCCTAACTTGCAAACACCGATGTAAAACAATACAAAGGTTGAAAGGCTCACGATTATGTGAGTCTTTCTTTCTAACCATTATAAATATTATTGCAAAAAGATTACAGAGTGTAATCTTGCAGTAGTGTAACACCGTGTATATACGTTACATTACTTAAACAAG